TTGTTGCATGTTCGGATGAAGGGACTGCATTAAGTACAGGAACAGCAAAAATTACATTTAGAATGCCACGTGCGGTAACTCTTACAGCAGTTAGAGCATCATTAACAACAGCACAAACAAGCGGAAGTATTTTTACTGTGGACATTAATGAAGGTGGTACAACAATTTTAAGCACTAAGCTTACAATTGATAACACAGAAAAGACAAGCACAACAGCAGCAACGCCACCTGTAATTAGTGATACAGCACTTGCAGACGATGCTGAAATGACAATTGATATTGACCAAATTGGTGATGGTACTGCAAAAGGTTTAAAGGTAATGTTAATTGGTACGCACGCATGAGTTTTATAGTTAACCCTTATTGGTATGGAACTACTTGTGATGTCGAAGCGGTTGACTTTTTAACTGCTGCTGGCATAACTGATCCTACAATTACCTCTGCAATTTGTACTTTGGTAAGTTCAATGAAATCAAATGGGACTTGGGCAAAGATGATTGCAATTTACCCTTTTGTTGGTGGAACTGCGTCAACACATCGTTGGAATTTGAAAAATCCACTTGATACTAATGCTGCATTTAGATTAGTTTTTAGTGGTGGTTGGACACATTCAGCAAATGGTGCGCTTCCAAATGGAAGTAATGCTTTTGCAAATACTTTTTTAATTCCTTCTACTGTATTAGGTTTAAATGACCATTCATTTGGTATTTATTCAAGAACTAATAATTTAAGTGGCAATAGAATTTATGGGGCTTTAACTACTACTGTAATATTACAACAAAACATTGTTTTACCTCCTGGTATTCAAGGGGCATTTGGTTCTGGTATAACAAATGCAGTTTACAATATTAATACTCTTTCATTATTTACAGCATCAAGAACTGGAAGCACAACATTTAGAGGATTTAGAGAAGGTGTTTTTATAGCTTCTAATGCTACACCAATGACAACATTACCTACTGTAAATTTTTATTTTGGCGCAAGAAATAACGCAGGAACAGACCAATTTCATACTGTACATCAATTAGCATTTGGTTTTTTAGGTGCAGGATTATCAGATGTTGAAGCAGCAGCATTATATACTTCTGTACAAGCGTTTCAAACTACTTTATCTCGACAAGTATGATACAAGTATATTTATTAACACCAGAGCAAGCACAGTCATTATTTGGAATTGAGTACATGCCATACAGTTACTTTAATCCTATTCAAGATGCAAATGATAATTGGATAATTTCACAAGAAGAAGTTGACCAATGTTCTTTTAAATGGGTTAAAGCATTACCTTTGATTGAATATATCCCAAAAAATCAATAGCTATGGAACAACACGATGAAGGAACAGGAATTACAGGATGGGTTATAATGTTTATTAGTTTGCTATTGTCATTTTTGCATGAGGCAACAGTAATATTTCAATTTATTGCAGCTTTAATTGCAATGTTTTTTGCAGCAATAAAACTTATTGAATGGCTTAGAAAGCAGAAAAATACTAAACGTAAGAGAGGTCTTTAAATTTATCGTATCAATCTTCCAGCTAAATCGTATTTAATCGTATCAATTACAATTTGCACAGATTGGAAATATGTAGGTTGTGAAATAGTCATTTCTCCATTGTAATCATATTCCAATATTTGAATGTACCAAACACCAGAATAGTTAAATGGTAAATGAATAAAATAATTTTGTTCTGTTGAAGTATTTCCAAATGATTTTTTAGTTCCTATTTTTCTCCAAGAAACCATATCACTTGAAAGCATTACATCAAAGTAATTTGAATTAATCTCACTCATTGTTGACCATTTTACAATAAGATAGCCATTTTGTTGTTGTGCTTGCAATAATCCAAAGTTTACTGCCAATGCTAAATAAGGAATGTAATATGGACAAAAATTGTCCAAATAACTATTTACTAAAGTAAAGCAAATTGTAAGGGTGTCATTACTTAATTGAATGTAATTCCCTTGTTGAATTAAAATTGTGTCTTGATATTGGTTAATTTCAGTAATGTTTAATTGTCCATTTTGATTAGAAGAATAAGCCACATATATATAACCCTCTGTTTGATTTGGATTAAATTCAAAACAAAGCGTAGTATCTCCAATAATATTTTCTGATAAACAGTAATTAGCATTGTAAACTTGAATAAATGTTGGAACAATTGGTGTTACATAAATTTGACCAGTTACAATTAAAGGCAAAAGCAATAATAAAATAGTTTTCATCTTACTAAAGTAACCCTTCCTAAATCTCTTAATTTAAGTCCTGTTATTGTTGTATAGTCGCAAGTGTAAATATACACCCCTCCCGGGAACTTATCACCGTCCCAAGCTTCAATACCTTCAAATATTACTTGTCCTTCCCTGGTGAATATTGTAATTAAATCAATTGTGATGTTTTCACCCACAGGAATCCAAGTTTTATTATCACCGTCTGGAACAAAAGCATTTGGAGCGTAGTAAGTCCATTCTTTGCATTCATCCACTATAATTGTTCGCTTGTCAATAAATGAACATCCATAAATATTGGTAACTTCTAATTCAATAAAAAATGCACCTGGTCTATTTATTACAAGTGTTGCATCTTGCTCAGTTGTGGCAAACCCATCAACATTCCAATTATAGTTTAAATTTGGCTGAGTTGTAAGCTTTACTTCAATATCATTATCACAGTAATTGTATTGCGCAATTAAACTATATGGTAACATACTAATGAGTAAAATTGCAAGTAATTTCATATTACAAAATTACGCAAATTGTATAACACAAAATGTTTATTTTATGTTAAAGATTCCCTTTAAAAAATCTACACTTGGGTCACTTGGTTTTGATTCTTCAACCTTGTAAAATATAATTTGCTTTCTAATTATCTCCTTAGCTTCAATCTCATGTTTAGCAAGTACCGTAGTTTTCATTTTTTTACCGTAAACTTCAAACCAAACTTCATATTGCTTTTTCATCTGCAAAAAATTGACATTGAACTTACCATTCCGTATTTCTTGTTTAACATGTTCAAACCTTGTTGTGGTTCTTCAGGTGATGCACCAATTGATTGCGCATAGGCGTTGTAACCAATTAAACTTCCATTAACAAAACAATCTTTGGTAGCTTGCCAACGTTGGTGATAATGGCCCATAAAATTATAGTCAGCAACTTGTTGTTGGTTCATGCGCTGAATAGACTTAATTAGAGGGACTGTAAGCCCACCAATTCCACCTTGGTATCTTATGTAATCACCATGAAAAAATCTATTCATGTAGCCCATTATATCTAAATAGATATAAATTCCGTTTGCAATTACAAATTGTACTTTTTTATTATTGCTGAAATAATCTGCAATATCATTATACATCATCCATTCGTAAGAGTTCTTGTAACCCGTAGAAATAAACTTTTCTTTTTCGGTCCTTCCATGGTTCCCGTAATTACATGGAATAATTATCTTGTCAAATTTCCCGTGTTCCAGATAAAAGTTAATTGCTGTAATAATCTTTTCTTTAGCAAACCTTGTCGCTTGTGTTGGAGAAAGTAAATTTGATTCGCGTAATTCCGTGTGAATGTTTCCAGTAATAAAATCACCACCAAGCCAAAGGACCATCTGTTTTATATCAGAATTGTTTCTTTCATGGTGGATCATTTTAAGAGAGTTCTGAATAATCTTATTCCACCTTACCGTGGCAATCTCTAAATTATAATCATTAAGCCCGTTTATTGTATTACCGTCAACACTTTCTTCAAAATGGCAATCACTTAACTGAATAATAGGAATTGCTTCATTCTTACTTTCAGAAAGAATTGGTTCAATTTTAGTAATTTGTACGGGCTGTTTAATATTTATGAGCGCATCAAACCTCTTTTCAGAATTTTCATATTCCGCTAATAAATGATTGTACTTAGCATTTAACTCTTTGACTTTAGCAGATTCCGCACGTTTGCCAAAATCAATAGCAATAAGTTCTGAAGTTGTTTTTGGAACCTCAACTTTTTTTTCAGGCTTTTCTTTTAAAGTTTCTCCATTTTTAAACCTTCCAAATGCTGATTTTAATGCTGGGTAACTTTTACTGTTATAATCCATTCCAATTGAATGGGCTATTTCCTTACAAGTTGTAAATCCTTCACTTAACTTTTGTCTTACGATTTCTGCATAATTCATATTCAATAGTTTAAGTTTTTACAAATGTATGTAAAAATATGATTACTCGATACTTATGTTGTTCTCAATAAGTTCTTCTCTTATTTTATCTCTTATTAATTCAAAAGCATTACAAGTGTCATTAGATAATTTATCATTGTACTTAATTTCACTTCTTAAATACTGGTCTAAATCCCAAATCAAAGATTTATATTTATCAGCATTTATAGCAGTTTCAAATTCCTTTTGATCGTCCCTTAAATCAAATTCTAATATTCCTTTCATTTAATGTATGATTTATCATTTATTCGTTGGAAAAAGTGTTTTGTTTTATTGTGCTTACCCTTTCTTTATTTACTGTGTTTACTCTTTTTTTAGTAATAATACCATTAAAATAATACTTAATACTTTCAAATGTAATATTTAAACCCCTTTCAACAAAAGATATAGTACTTTTACTTAAACCTGTTAATTCAGATAATTCTTCTTGCTTAATACCTCTCATCATTCTTTCTCTTCTTAAAATTTCAGGTATTTTTTCTATAATTTCTGCCAATTTATCAAATTCTTCATCAGTTTTTTCACTCCTAACTTCTACAATTTCTTTTGGAAGGGATTGAATATTAAGTAAAAATGGATTTAAATTAAAATAATAATCAATCCAATATTTTTCTCTTATTGGTAAACAATCAAGATTATCGACTTCTTCAATTATATCAATAAGAGGGTTTAAATCTTTATCTTTTAATTCAGAAACCCACATTTTTATATTTAATGAATGAGATTCAATAAGGTGAGTTAATGGTCTATTAACTCCTACTGATGATTTTCCAATGTAACAATATACATCGTTTCTTGGGTCTCTTAAACCGTATATTATATTTATCAATTTAATAAAATTAATATCAAATATACTATTTTATTCTTATTATTCATTGAATGAGTTATCATTCGGAAAATTAAAAAAAGTGTCACTATGCATGATAAGTAATGCATTAATCTTATCTTTTAACTCCTTGTCAATATCATTATACAAAATACCTTTTAATGCTCCGATTGCTTCACCAAGCTTTGCAGCGTTTTCAATGTTCTGCTTTTCTAAGTCTTTAATACGGGCTTCAAGTTCATCGATGTAGTTCATTGTCCAAGTCATTAGAAACCAATTACACTTGCAAGTAATCCACCATTTACAACAACAGATTGCACAAGTGTAGTTGTTTCGCAATCACATATTCTTGACAATGTTACATTGTGCGTTCCGTTCGGTAAATTTACATTCACATTAAGCCCATTAGCAACACCAAAACTTCCAGTCCAACTATATGTGCATGGCTCAAAACAAGTACGAGCAACAGCATTTAACGCAGCAGAACCGCAAGATGCACTATAAGTAAATGGCAACATTGCAGGTCTGGTATAAGGCATTGATATATTTTGCAGCCCAAACATTGAATTTCTCGGTAAAGCCACAGCATTTGCCACAAATCCACATCCAATTCCCGCAACTAATGGATTATTAATACGTGCTAATGAAGGATTAATGCCACGTGAAATATAAATCCTTCCATCATTTGCATACCATCCCGTTCCCATTGAAGCAACAACTTCTGGTGTTTGGCCAACAACAAGTGAAGCACCAGTACAAACATTTACCTGGTTAACTTGGCCACCGTTGGTAAATACATAAAGTAAGTTCTCAGCCCATTTTGAATCGTACGCCCCACCAAATAGGTAAGAAGCAATAAATTGAACATTGCCTGTAAGCTTGTTAAATCGGTATGTTTCAGCCCTACCATTGCCGTAATAAGTAACACTTAATCTGTTACCATCAGGATGAAAAGCAAGCGTTCCAATTGCGTCTGTTGCTGTTGTTCCACCTCCATAACCTGCGCTACTTATTACAGCAGCACCAACACCAGTTTGTGTTAATGGGTAAGAGTAAAAGTTTGCAGATTGCCAACGTTTTGTTACAATCCATACAGTATCTTCAGAACAACTTGTTACAGCTGACAAACATTCTCGCATATTAAATGCAGCATTTAGCACAACGTTTTTTGCAGCAGTCACACCACCAAGACCAGCATTAAGTGACATATCAATTACAGAATAATACAATGGTGCAAGTCCTGAATTACCTAAAGTAAAAATGTACAGAATATTTGGCGTGTTTGGTTGCTCTACAATTAATGCAGATTGTGCCGTTGAATTGCTTCCAGTTAACAAAGCACCATTGCCCATTATTAAATCATTGCGATTATAAACGTTTATTCCGTCGCTGTAAGCCCTTATTTGACCTGTTCCATCCGAAAGGCAACTTGTACCTTCATTGTGATTAATGCTGCTTAAATTGCTTGTTAATGGTGGAGTAAATTTCATATTTCTTCCAAACACCCAAGTTTGATTTTGGGCGGCAACAAAGAATGGAAGAAAAAGTAAAAGTGTGATTAGTTTTTGCATGGTTTCTAAAATCCAAGTATTCCACCATTCGGAGAAGGTAAGCCCACAACAATGTCAGTAACCGAACCACTACAACCACCAGAAGTTGTTGTATAAGTTATAGTTTGACCAACCATTGCAGGTGTAATGGTTGTAATTACGTTTCCAAGGCCGTCTGTGTACGTTCCCCCAGCGGGAACACCAACACCAATTGGAATGCCTGTTGCATTACTAAAACAAATGTCCGTTAAATTTAATGTTGGTGGAGTTGGTAAAATTACATCAATACAAAAGTTAATTGTTGTGTCACATCCACTTGCAACATTTGTTACCGTATAGCTTCCCGTAAAGTTTCCAGCTGTATTACTAATAACTGCCCACGTAATTTGATTTGTCCCTTGTCCTGTAAATGCGTTTGCTACCGTACTATTCCAAACAATTGTGTGTTGTGGGACCGTAAATGGTGCGCCCGTTGCTAAATTTTGAGCGGTAAAGCCGCCCCCGTCACCTACGCATTTCTGCAAGCATGGTTGTGAAATCGCTACAATCGCAATAAGCGTTAGAATAGCTGTTAAAATTACTTTAGTCATGTCTAAGTGTGCGTTTTTCATGTGTTTATTTGTTATTTAAAAGTTAGTTCGTAGTACTGTTCTCCACTTGAATAGTCGTGCATATCAGCATCAGCCTCGTAATCATACGCATCAGCTATCTGCTGCTTTTCCATTGCTTTGGCTTGCATTTTTAGCTTAGATAAAGTTATTGCATTTAATTTACCATGTATTTTTATTTGGTTTCTAATTTCATCAATTAGCCATTCTACTGCTGTTTGCTTTTTCATATCAATAATCATTATCAATCATTTGTGTTACACATTTTACGCATAACTGGTGTGTTTCCACTTTTTTGTTGCAAGCTGCGCATCTTGTGTTTAAATTAATTTGCTTAATTAAATCAAGAAAATTATCATTCTTGTATCCAGCCTCATAGGCTAACT